ATCTCTGCATAATGCTTTCAGCTTTAGGAAAACAACCACACTCTTGAGTATTAACTTTGAAAGTTATTTCAAAACCTGCAGCGTAAGTAATTCCATTAACTGTAAGACCTGCACCTGTAATAGTAGAAACTGAATCTACATATGTTTTTAATAATTCATTTTCTTCAATTTCTGTAATAAATTTATCTCTCAAATCATCTACATCTGGAGTATAATCACAATCACCATCACATGAAGGACAAACTTCTGATTGTACAGAAATTAGTTCTACATGGAATCTATTTTCTGGATAGAAAAAGTTCAATGTTGGATCACGTAATTGAACACCAATTGCATAATTAGTAGAGCAATCAATACAAGAGAAATAAAATGAAGCAGTATTTGAGCTACCTTCTTGTGGAGCATCTACATTAGCATAATCAATAAGACATGAAGAAATATTTTCTCCATTACTTAGTCTTACTTTTTTAGACTTTGTAGCTTGACCAGTAACAGTACCTACACCTATTGCAATAAAAATTTCTTTTACTCCTACAATAGTAGAAGCATTTACTGCAGTATTAGTTGCAGTGTTAAAAAATCCAATTTGACCTGGAGCCAAATTGTACCATTTGTTTACTGCATCGTACAAAGCTGTACCAGTTGTAACAATAGCAGTATTTCCTTTGGTTGGAAGGAAAATAGTTTTTTGAATTCTAGTTGACATAATTTATTTATTTAAAGTTTTTTAATATTATATTTTTGATATGTTTAAAATTTTATTTAATTGAGATTCAAAATCTATAGTGTTTCCGACATCTCTCATTGCAATTAATACTGCAATATCTATTATTTTGTTTGCTTGGAATGTAGAGTCAATTTCTATATCTCTTTGAACTGCTGGAGTTCCATTAGGTAAGTTATAAGTTCCACCTCCATTTAAGAAATCTTGTGGGTTACCTGGCCTTAAAGGCTTTCTGATATAAGTTAGAAATACTTTTTCTATATCAAAATCTTCGTAATAAAGATATAATTTGTTTCCTGAAAGATCTAAATTTACTCGTTCAAAAGTAAATGAAGAATTAAACATAGGATCATTTACATATATATCATCTTTCTGAATAATGTAATTTTTTATTTTCTTTTTATTCTCACATTTTTCATTTTTACACAAAGAATATGATTCTAAATATCTATAATAATCATCAGGCAAATTTGCAGTATAATACTCATCAGTTACTTTAATGACAGGTATTTCTAGGTCTTTAATTTCTAACTGCCTAATGTCATCTCTGCGCTTTTGATTTAACTCTAATTGCTCACAAATATTTTCAACATAAATTATATAGGCCTCAAATATGTACTCATCAATCTGAGGTATAAGAAAATTTGCATTTCTTAATCCATCTACTTTATTAGCGTGTTGTTTAAATTTATAGTGGGCTTCTTTTATAGAATACATTACTTCATCTTAGCTTTTAAAGCCTCCTCTAAAGTCAACAATAATGCAGAATTTTCTGGTTTAGATAAGAAGTCTACAATATGTATTGTGTCAGTAGCAAGAGTCTCTCCATTAAATAATACTTTTGTACTTTCTTTTCTTAATATTGCATATTGAAACAACTGCTCTGTTAAAACTGTTAATTCTAATTTTGCTTTATTTTTAGGGTCTGATAATTCTAAGAATAAATCTTGTATAGCTGTTAGTGTTTCTCTAGAAGAATTTTCTGTAATTTTAGAGTAAAGTAAATCTTCTACAATAACTTCTTTTTCTTCACCTGTTAATTTTATTCCTAACGCTGTAGACATATTTTTCTTTTGAGTCTTAGTAAGTCCTTCAAATCTAGCATGTAGTTTACTAACTCTTTCTCTCTTGGTTTCTCTAACTATAGCATCTGCCTCTTCATCTGCAATAATCCATTCTGCTGTTGGGTGTTTTGACAAATTATTTTCTCCAACAATTGTCATAGGGTCTGCAGTCATAATAGCATAAACTAATTCATCTAAAGGATTCTTTAAGTCTAATATACTTATATCTCTTCCTAGTTTTGCTTTGCAATTTTTATTAGTAAAAAATGGATCTAATCTATTTGATGAATCTGCTTCTGAGATTTTTAATCCAGTTATTTCATCATTAAATCCTAATTTTTTTACTAAAGTATTTATTTCTTCTTTAGTATATCTAGCATTAATAGGTCCTAAATTATATTGATAAGTTGCTTTATCAAATCTAGGTCTAATAGTATTACTATTAGCTAAGAAGGCATAGGTTTCTCCAATTTGTTTATAGGAGGGATCAATATTTACCTGCCAATGTTTATTTTTTAAAATATTAGGGTAAATTTTTACTTTCTGTGGTCTTGTTGTGTTTGACATATTGTTTGTTTTTTTGTGTGTTTATGTTTAGTGTGAAGAATGGAGTTGAACCATTTCGAGTTAGATTCCTGTAATCTACTTCACTATAAAAAGGGGTGATTAATGGGTTCACCCCTTGAAACCCTAAAGGAATTTATTTTCCTCTCAACGCTGCAGGGATTAATTCCCCACACTTAGTAACATCTTTTACAAGGATACCAGCATCTTCCATTCTGTGTACAGTCCAGAAGTCACCAGCATGAGACATTAATGCTCCTTGACTATTTCCATAAGGGTTAGATAAACCACCTGTGTAACCATAAGCAACATCTCTTGAAGATTTCAAATAAGCAATGTTTTTACCAAAGCCATCACCTAAACCATAGTTTATAAATGTAAATCTTGAAGATTCTGCTGGATAACCATTCTCATCTAGGATAGTGTTGAAAGTTACGTCATCATAAGCTTTCATGTGCATAACTGTCAATGAACCACCAAATTTCAATTTGTATTGAGTGTATGGAGTTTCAGTATAAGACAATCCTGTTGGACCACCTGGTACCAATGAAGCACCATCAGTTTTGATGAAATAATCTTTCATATCTTTGAAGAAACCTTGAGTTATTTGATTGATAGCCTCATCAAACAATCTTAGTCCTATTTCACCTGTCCACATTACAACATTACGTTGGTCATAAGCTACTCTACCAAAGAATATATCTTGCAAAAAGTCTTTAACTAGACCTATTGTGAAAGTGTTATAAAATTCTCTATAACCATCTTCTAGTATTTCTTGAAGACCTGGACCTTGATTAACATAGTAACCTGTAGACTCATCAACTACTGTAGAACTACTTCTTTGATACATCAAGTGAAGTTCTTTTTCCATTTCAAATTCTTTGTTGAATTTAATTTCAGCAACTGAAGTAATATACATATTACCTTTATTCTTAGAATTCATAGCAATTGCAATTCTTTTTTGGAATGCATCTGTAGACTCTCCTGCTTTTCTTCCTGCAAGAATCAACAAATCTGCTTCAGTCAAGTTGCCATTCAATTTTCTTTGAGCAGCATCTCCTGTCATTTGATATTGTTTTCTGAATCTAGAAAGACCAGAACGGAATTTAATTTTTCCAATTGAATCTACACTCATTGAACCACCTTTTACAGAGCCTTCAGAATAAGTAGAAGCAAGTTTCATAATTCTTGATCCAATAACAAATAGATCAGTTGGTACAAATAATGTAGGATCATCTGTCATCAATTTAACTGTGTAAATTGTTGCAGAACCATCTTTTTGACCAGCAGCCATAACACGCATGTTATATTTTTTGCTGTCAGTAAATACTAAAGTATCTCCTTCAACATAAGTACCTAGGTCAATTTTAATTTTAAATGGTCTTTGAGCAATACCTTTAGTAGTATTACTAGGTTCAACATCCTCTACAATAAGAGATGGTCTGTAACCTGATACCATAAATTCCCACTCTACTTTGTTTCCATCTACAGTAATAGTATCTGCACCTTGAGCTAGTTCAAGCAAAGGAGCTGTACCATCAAATAAAGATTTCATTGAAGCTAGTTGGCCCATACCACCTAATGCCTCTGTATCTGTTTTAATCAAACCTGCTTGGTAAAGATTATTTAGGTTGGTATAATTCATACCCCAGTTACGATCTCCCGTAAGCATTGGAGCTTTGATAATACCAAATTTACTTTGTGATAATTTCATATTAATTTATTTTATTTTTAAATAGTTAGTTTATAAATTCTAGTTTAATTTTTTCTGTTTTAACTTTTCCTGCATTTCTTTTTAAAATCTCAGCTAGTTTGCTTTTTTCTCTGCTAGCTATTTCAACTTTATCAGATTTGTCAGAAAACCCCTCATAGAGTTTGTATGCAAGGGCAACCATTTTTTCTGGATCTGAAAGATATTCATTCAATATTTTTTTAAATCCAGTAGAATTACCTATTACTTCTCCTTTTTCATTTTTAACTTCTAAAGAAGAAAAGATAAAATCTTCTAAGTTATTCTTTTCATTTTTAGCAATAACAACATTATTACTTTTTCCTTTTTGAATAACTTCTCTTATTTTGCCAACTGTTTTTACATATTGTTCTCTTTGTATTTTCATATACTCTTCTTGAGACTCAATAAGTTTTTGTTGTTGGTCTTCTCTAAAAGACTGTAAATCTGATTGAATTTTAGACGCTTGAGTAAATAGTTTACCTTTTTCAGTATATCCTTTTACAAGTTCATCAGATTCTTCTTCATCTAATCCTTTAACACTTATAAGATAATTTTTAACTAAAGCTGTAGCATTATCTTCATCTTCAATATTTACGTCAACCCAGTTAGTTTGCTCGTAAGTAGAAATATACTCATCTATATTTCCACCATGTTTTAAAAATTTAAGAACTCCATCTACTTTAGGGTCATCAACCTTATAAGCTTGCCTTACCATTTGTAAAGCTTTTTCTTCTATAGTGCTTTCATAAGCATCAAATAAAGACTCTTCATCTCCATTCCAATCTTCTGGTAAATTAAGTAACCTTCTTTCAACTAGTTCAGAAGCAAATACTTTTAAAGGATTCTCACTATCCTCTGCATCATCTTCTTCTGAAGTCTCTTCTTCTTCTAATTCTTCAGAATTATCTTTGCTTTTTTTATTTAAAATAGTTTTTTTCTCTTCCTCAGATAAGTCTAATTCATCAAGATTTTCATCATCTATTAAATTAGAATTAATAAGATCATTTTCATTCTCTTCATCTTCATCACTTTCTGATTCATTCAAAGAATCTATTTTGTCTGTTAAATTATCATCTTTGATGATATTTTCATTAAACTCTAAGATTTCAAAATCTAAATTGTTATCTGTCATGTTGTTAATTGTTTTATGTGGTTAATATTTTTTGTGTTTTGTAGTACAAAATTGAAAAAAAATTATTTTATTTTTGAATTTATTATTTTAATAAATAAATAATTTTAAAATAAATAGTTGATTTTAAATGCTTTATATTTTTTTATTTGTTAAAAATAATATTATAGACTTTTAATTTCTTTTTCTAATTTTTTATTTTCTAATTCAATTTTTTTTAATTTCTCAACATCTATTTCAGATTGTAAACTATTACTTTGCTTTAATTTTTCAAGTTCAAGTAAATCATTTTCTTTATTTTGATTAATATCATTAAGCATTGCAAACCTAGAAGAACTTATTTCTGCAGCCTGTAAAGTAGTAGCATTTTTATCATCTGCCATTTGTTTTTGAAACTGCATTCTTTGTTGTTCTACTTGCATTTGCATTTGTTGCATTTGCATTTGCTGCTCTTGTTGTTGTTGAACTGCTTGCTCATCTCTCTTAATCTTATCTTCTTGAAGTCTATTTATAATATTTTTAATTTCTGTTGCATTTTCAGAAGTTAAAATTTCAGGAACTATTCTTAAGTCTCCACCTGAATTTTGTATAAGTGGTTGAATTAATCCTTTTAACTCATTGATTACCTGCGTATCTTTAAGTGTATTTGTAATATATACTTTATAGTTATAATTAGCAAAATCAACTAATTCTGTATTTAAGGTAGCTACACTTAGGTCTGATAAAATATAAGAAGCTTTTAATGGATTATCTTTATAAATTACTTTACAAATTTCTATAAAGTTTTCAGTAGTTCTTTCTTTTACATAATTATGCATATAGAACCACTTTTCTGTTTGATTAGAAGATTGTATAATATTTTGTTGATTATTACCTATAGACTCATAAGGAGATTGCATTCCTAATCTGTTAGGATTATAACTCATAGCTTGAGTCATTTTTCTCTCAATATAATCTAATAAATTAATTTTTTGTGCAATGTCTTGAGTATGAGATAGATTTATACTTTTCCAATACTGAGGGTCAATACCCATGCTTCTTAAATCCCCATCTTTTGAAGCACTAATTAAAGCTACTTTAAACTTCTTAATATATGTCATCCATTGTGTAGGAGTAAGGTCTTTAGGTATTTGCTCTTGTAAACCTAATAGTATATTACCTATATCAGTTTTCATAATCTCTATAATTTGATTTACAATCACATTATAAAGAAACTGCCAAGGCTTTCCTAAATCTGCAATAGATATTGGAGCAGAGTTTCTTGCAGAGTAAACTGTTCCTGTATAAGGTCCTCTTATTTGAAAAGGATTATCAATATCTCTATATTGATTAGGAATAGGTTCAATTTTTAAATAAATCTTAGGATTGGTAAAAATTTTATAACCATGCCAATATTCTGGTATCCATAGAATTTCTTGTTTAATATCTGTAGCCTTATTAAATACATAAGTCTCATCAGCAATACTTTTTTCTAAAGTATTGTTCTCATTTAATCTATAAATATATTTAATTTTTTTTAAAGTCTTCCATACAATATGGGTTACTCTAAGTCTTCTAGTTTTATAATTATCATTATAATCATCTTGCCAAGGATCTGCCCAAGTAGGTGTATTTTCTGAATTTACACCATCCATAAGAGCATTAGGAATTACTTCCCATACTTTAGAATCTGAAGGAGAGTTTAAAGTAGATTCATATTTATCTAAAACTTCTCTTTCTTCTTCAGTAATGATATTACCAAAATGTTGGTATATTTCATAAATACTTAAATATTCATCATAAGTACACCAGTCAGACTCATCTAAGTAATCTATATCTTTAGACTTAGAATAGTTAAAGTATAATGGGTTACAAACTTTAATAATAGGCTTACCATTCCATTCTCCAGTCCAGTATACTTCTTCTCCTGTAATAATTACATCTTTCCAACCTTTATCAAATACAAATTTTAACCTATCTGTTCTTATATGATATTGTAAAATTTCATCTGTTAGCTTTTCTTCAGGCAATTTAAAATGATTTGCCATGTATGTCTCTACCTCTACAGGAGTTATTCTCTGTAAGGTTTGCTCTATTTGCGAATCTAGACTTTGCTGTAATTCTTCTAATTTTTTTAAATATTCAGGATCTAATGTAGGGTCCATATTAGCCCTAGCCTCTTGAATTTTTTTAGCATTATCTGCTTTTATCTTTGTTAGTAATTGTTCTTTTACTATTTTTGAAGTATTTTCTATTAACAACTCTTTGCGAGTTTTTTGTCTAACAGCCTCACTATTAGAACTAGTTGTAACTACTCTTAAGTTAAAAGGTCTTTTAATCTCTTCTCCTTCTAAATCATTTAATACATTTTGTAGTATAGGGAAATGAATATAGTCACTTTGGTTAAATTCCATTTCTGGAATATCAACTCCTAGTTCTGTAGAAATAACTCTACCAGTATCTAAGTAACTATCAAAGTCCATTCTACCATTAAATAACTCATAGTTTACTTTGAACTTTTCTTTTCTTTCATTATAGAAATTATATTGGTTAGCAAAAAAATCCATTTTTGCTCTAGCCCATTCATAATTATTTGCTATTTTTTTATTATAGGAATATCTATCAGTGCCTACTTGAGACAAAAGTACACCACTAACATAATTTTCATTTACTACCATGTAATAATAATTTAATCTACAAAATTAAAAAAAAATTAATAATTTATTAAAAGTTTATTTTTGAGCCTGTTATTATGCAATTCTTGATAAAAATCTAAACTAGTTTTTTTAACAATATTTTCTGTCTCCTTAATAACCAATTCTTTATCTTGTTCAATCCAAAGCATTAATAGTAAAAAAGCAGATACCCTGTCAAAGTTTCCCTTATCATTGTATTGTATAAGTTCTTCTAATAGCAAATCATCTTTAATTGTATCTAAGTTTCTAACAATTATTTCTCTATTAGTTCCATCTATTAACTCTTCAACATATTTCTTTTTTTCTTCTAGCAACCATTGTTGGGATAATCTTAGAGCATATTGCTTTAGAGGATTTGTCATAGGTACTCCTACATCATATTTCATTGTAGGGTCTTTTACAGCCTTTTCAATAATTTGTTTAGGTGTGGGAGCAAGTATATGATAGTTGCCTGTACGCATACAATAGTTTTTAAAGTCAATAATGTTATTCTCAAACATTACCTGTGCATTAAAATACTTAGCAGCTAAAACACATTGTAAATGAATATCTTCAGGCATATCATACCTTCCTACCCACCAAGCTACTAGCTCATTACCATTGCCATCTATTGTGTTATTAGATTTGTAAACATATATAGCAGCCAATGATGTACCACCCCCCTCATCTTTAATAGGGTCATAAATTATTTTATATAAATTAATAGGAATTAATCCAGCAGGAGGGTGTTCATAAAATTCCCAAGCACTTTGTAAGTTAGATTTTTGGTCATGAGGGAATCTATCAATAGGTCTCAAGTCTGTATCAGCCCTAAATTTTACTCCAAAAATATAATCTTTATCAGGAATTAAACTTCCAATTGTTCTTAAATGTTTTTTGTATTGGTACTTATCATTATTTGCTTGAACTTCCCTAAGCATAGCAATAGGAAACTTATTACCTGTCCTAGATAAAAACATTTCTGAAGGCTTAATAGGCCTAGACATTATTAATTCATCATAAGCTACAGTATTGTTAGCTTTTTTAGCTTTCTCTCTTTCATAATACTCATACTCTAATGCTTTTTCTATATTAGTATTTCCATTCTTATCTTTAAACATTTCATTGGTATAATAAGCTGGTAGGAAAAATCCTATTTTATTTCTACCCTCATAAATATCATTAAAACTTAAAAAATCATAAGCTTCAGGATCTCTAAATATAATCTCTGTTTCAATAACTTTGTCAACATCCCCTGATGTACCAATGTATAAAGAAGATCCAAATTTACCTGTACCCAAGTCTTGTGTGGATCTATTAGCTCCATGTATTGTAAGTAAACTGTCTTCTAAACCTACCTCTTCTATTACTATTA